CAACTACTGGGTCAGCCAAGAGGCAGAGATGCTGGCCTTGGCGCCCAAAGCCCCGTTTATTGGCTACGGTGGCCAGTTTGAGGGCTATGAAACAAACTGGAAAACCGCCAACACGCAGAATTGGCCGTATTTGGAGGTCAATCCAGATGTAACGGACGGTCAGGGTGCAATATTGCCGTTGCCCCAACGTGCGCTGCCGCCAATGGCCCAAACTGGCTTGATTCAAGCCAAAATGGGCGCGTCCGAGGACATCAAGTCTGCAACTGGACAGTACAACGCATCACTTGGGCAAACATCCAACGAACGTTCCGGCAAGGCTATTTTAGCCCGCCAGCGTGAGGGTGACGTTGGTACTTACCACTACCAAGACAACCTAGCGCGGGCTGTCCGGTACGTTGGTCGCCAGTTGGTTGACATGATTCCCAAGATTTACGACACGCAGCGCATCGCCCGCATTATCGGGATTGATGGCGAGACCAAGATGGTCAAGATTGACCCTATGCAGGCCGAGCCAGTGCGTAAGATCCAGAACCAAGAAGGGATTGTGATCGACAAGATCTACAATCCTTCGGTTGGCAAATACGACGTAGTGGTTGCGACCGGTCCGGGCTACGCAACCAAGCGCCAGGAGGCACTTGAGGCGATGGCTCAACTGTTGCAGGGCAACCCGCAGTTGTGGACCGTGGCGGGCGACCTGTTCGTTAAGAACATGGACTGGCCTGGAGCACAGGAGATGGCAAAGCGGTTTGCCAAGACGATTGACCCTAAACTCATGGGTGATGCCGAGGACAACCCGGCTCTGCAAGCGGCTAATCAGCAGATGCAAGCGATGGCGGCAGAGTTGGATCAGTTGCACCAGATGTTGCAGAACGTCGGCAAGTCGATGGAAGCGCAGGACATGGAGCGCAAGGACTTTGAGGCGCAGATTAAGGCGTATCAGGCCGAAACGCAGCGCATTAGCGCGGTCCAAGCTGGTATGACCGAAGAACAGATTCAAGACATTGCGATGGGCGTGGTCGCTGCGGCTATGGAATCGCAAAGTATGCTGATGCCTGAGATGCGTGAAGAACCAGCGCCAATGGAAATGATGCCCAATGAAAGTCTGTGATTTCGTAGGTTTGTTGTTTCTGGGGCGCGACGTAGCGCACTCGGTGCATCTGAACACACGCAGTTTCAGTAAGCACATGGCGCTCAATACGTTTTATAATGAGATTGTTGAACACGCTGACGAGTTTACGGAAGCGTACCAGGGTCGGCATGGTTTGATTGGGCCGATTACGCTGATGACTGCCAAGAAAACGACTAATATCGTAGAATTCTTGCAAGAACAGCTAAAAGAAATTGAAGACAACCGCTACAAGGTAGTGGACAAAGAAGATAGTTCTTTGCAGCAGTTAATTGACAACATTGTGCAGTTGTATCTGACAACTCTTTACAAACTACGCTTTCTGGCGTGAGGTAATTATGGCCGCGACGTATAAGTATTTAACAGCCTCGGCTAACGTCAAGCCGATGGCGGGTAAGCTAAAAAGCATCTTCGTATCTGCCGCCAGTGCCACACCTACGATCACGGTGTACAACAGCGCTGCCGCTACCACGACCGACACGATTGTCGGGGTGTTTACGCCAACTGGTGCGACCAGTTACGTGTTTACCGGCGACGAGGGTGGTGTGTACTTTAGTTCTGGCCTGTACGTTGTGATCAGCGGGACTGTTAATGCTACGGTTTTCTTCGAGTAAAGCATGGCAAATACTACGATTACGGCACTACCGGCGGCGACTACCCCGCTTGCGGGGACCGAAGTCGTTCCTATTGTCCAGAGCGGCGTAACGAAGAAGGTTGCGGTTAGTGCGATTGGTGGCGGGACAGGTACGGTCACCAGCGTATCGGTTGCGGCAAGCGCAAACGGCATTACCGGATCGGTTACCAACCCAACCACGACGCCAAATATTACCCTTGGCACTAGCGTTACTGGAATTGTAAAGGGTGTTGGCGGAGCGTTTTCCGCTGCGACTGCCAACACAGATTATCAGTCACCAATTACACTGACTACCACCGGGACTAGCGGTGCGGCTACGTTTAACGGTACTACGCTTAATATTCCAAATTACACCAGCGGCGGTGGGTCTGGAACGGTAACCAGCGTTGCCCTTTCTGCCCCAGCGTTTTTGTCAGTCACGGGAAGCCCGGTTACGACATCTGGAACGCTTGCGTTGTCGTACTCCGGCACTGCGATTCCGATTGCCAATGGTGGCACGGGTCAAACGACTGCAAACGCTGCGCTTAACGGTCTGTTGCCATCTCAGTCTGGTCAAAACGGCAAGGTTCTGTCTACTGACGGGACAAATACAACGTGGACTGCGGTAAGTGGAGCGGGAACGGTTACAAGCGTGGCAATGTCCGTTCCGGCATTTTTGTCGGTTACTGGCTCGCCAATTACCGCTAGCGGCACGTTGGCAGTTTCGCTGTCTGGTACTGCTTTACCAGTTGCAAACGGTGGTACGGGTCAAACTACAACGACCGCCGCGTTTGATGCGCTTGCCCCATCCCAAACGGGTAATTCTGGCAAGTACCTGACAACCAACGGCACAACAACGTCTTGGGCTACGGTGTCTGGCGGCGGCTCTCCAGGTGGCAGTGACACGCAAGTTCAGTTTAACAACGCAAGTGCATTTGGCGGCTCTGCAAACCTGACGTGGAATGGTACAACGCTAACCGGCACTGGTTTTGCTGGGCCGTTAAACGGCACGGTCGGTGCATCAACGCCAACAACCGGCATCTTTACTACCGCAACGGCTCGATCAACTGCGGTACAAGATTTTGTTGCTTTGCAGGGTCGTGCTGGTGGCACAAACAGCTACGGCGTAACGATTACGCCAACAACGCTGACTGCCAGCCGCACGTTGACGCTGCCGGATGCGTCGGGGACGGTTCTGCAAAGCGGTACAACGGTAACTTCAGGGCAAGGTGGTACAGGTCAGTCTACCTATACTGACGGTGAGTTATTGATTGGCAACAGCACTGGCAATACTTTAACCAAGTCAACGCTTACCGCTGGCTCAAACATCACTATTACTAATGGCTCTGGTGCAATTACTATTGCAGCGACCAGTGGTGGTCCGGTTGCAAACGGAACCATTTATCTGAATAACCTGACTATTAGCAGCAACTACACTATCGCCACGGCGCAAGGAGCGCATAGCGTTGGTCCGATCACAATAGCATCTGGTGCGACTTTGACTGTCAGCAGCGGCTCGCGCTACGTTGTGGCATAAGGATTAGACAATGGCAACTACGATCAACGCATCAACGTCTGCTGGACTAGTATCTACTGCCGATACTAGCGGGGTGCTGCAACTGCAAGCGGCAGGAACCACAGTTTTAAACGGAGAACTTGGCAAGGCTTTGGCTTTACAAGGCGCAACGTCTACGACTGGTTGCGGTATTGCTTTCCCTGCGACTCAAGTAACGTCTACAGATGCAAACACGTTGGACGATTATGAAGAGGGAACGTGGACTCCGACGATAGCTTTTGGTGGTAATTCGGTAGGCGTTACATATAACGCTGGGACCGCAGCCCGGTATACGAAAATTGGCAGGTTTGTGCTGTTAAATGGTTATTTATCATTAACTAACAAAGGATCATCTACTGGAATAGCCACCATTAGCAATTTGCCTTTTGCAATTGCTACTAGTGGGGAAAATGGGGATACATCTTCTGCTCTTGGTTATGCTGGTAACATAACATACACAGGGACGCTAGGGCTTTGGTTTGGATCAACTGCAAATCCTAGATTTGTTGCTACGTCATCTGGGACTGGGATAACAAATTTGACAGACACAGCATTTGCCAATACTTCTGAATGCATTTTTTCACTTGTGTATACCACTGCTTAATTGCACCGGATTAGTTTCAAAGGAATATAAATGGCTATTGTTCTGGACGGAACTGCCGGTATAACAACCCCGCCGGTCACTGTTACAAACACTATCGGGGTCGGTGGGGCCACTCCTTCGGCATCTGGCGCTGGGGTTACTTTTCCCGCAACTCAGTCGGCATCGTCTGACGTGAATACGTTAGATGATTATGAAGAAGGCACTTGGACGCCAAGTCTGGGCGGGACTGCTGTTTATAACATTCAGTATGGCAACTATGTAAAAATAGGACGGCTTGTTTATGTTACGGGCGCGATAAGGCCAACATCAATTGGCACTGGTTCTACTACGAATATAACTGGGCTTCCCTTTTCTGTTACAACAAATAATGCAAACTCTGGCGGCCATCCAGGATTTTATGACACTTGCGCTACCAGCATTGTTTCAATGACGTTTGAATTGTCAGGTACAACAATTGTAACAAATTCAAAAACAGCAGCAGGAACAGCGGCAAACAACGGAAGCAACCCAGCGTTTTTTGGGAACAACACCAGATTGTATTTTTCTGCAACTTATCAAACCGATTAACTATACCGGATTAGTGTAGTCGGACACAAGGAAATTATTATGCTTACGAAACAAGTCAAGATCGACCAAATCACCGTCACCGAAAACGGCATCGTGCTGTACCGCGAGGCAACCAGCATCCTTGAGGATGGGGTTGAACTAAGCAAAAAGTATCACCGCTCAAGCCTGACGCCGGGCCAAGATTTGGCTGGCGTGCCTGACAACGTGGTCGCAATCTGTAATGCAGCGTGGACGCCAGAGGTTGTAGCGGCGTTTCAATCAGAGGCTAAATAATGGCCGCTATTGTAATTTCAGGCGACACTTCTGGGACGGTTGCGTTAAACGCGCCAGCGGTTGCCGGTACTCAGTCGTATACGCTGCCATCAGCGGTTCCTGCTGCTAACGGCTATCCTTTGACTGGTACGACTGCTGGGGTAATGAGTTGGGCGGCTACTAGCGGTACTGGTTTGTCAGTGCTTAATAACACACCCGCACTAACTAATCCGACAATTACCAACTACACCGAAACCAACTTTACGGCAACGGTAACAGGCAACGCAATTACGTTGGCGCTCACAAACGGGACTTTCCAGACGATTACAACGATGGTCGGAGCCAACGCAATCACGCTGCCTGCGCCTTCTGCTGGTAAGTCACTGACGGTACAAGTTGTTTACGCTTCTACGCCAACAAGTTTGTCTTTTGCTTCGCCATCTGGATCTCTCAAGTATCCTAGCGGTACGACTCCAACGGCCACCTTGACGAACACAAAAGTTGACATCTACGCTTTCATTTCGGACGGCACTAACTGGTACGGCATCCAATCCGGGGCAAACTTCTGATGCTGTCAACTAGCAAAGCCTTTTTTCGCAATCCTAGTGCCGGTGGCGGGGCAACCGACCCTTCTTTTGCTTATGTCCCGTTGCTGTTGAATACAGGCACTACCAACGGCCAGCAGAACAACACGTTCTTAGATTCCAGCACCAACAACTTTACCATCACCCGCAACGGCACACCGACGCAGGGTTCAATCACTCCGTATTGGCCGAATGGGCAGTGGAGTAATTATTTTAATGGTAGTACGGATTATTTGAGCGTTCCAAGTAATGCCGCTTTTGGATTGGGAACTGGCGATTTTACAATTGAATGTTGGATATACTTGCTTTCAGTGCCAACTCAATTCCCTAATATTTTCTTTGTTGGAAACTTTGGGGCGATCCCAACTGGACTTTTTTTGAATTTTAGATCAAGCGGCACAATAGCATTGGTCGATGATGTTAATGTATATGCTTCCAGCGCATCTCCACTGGTTGCAAACACTTGGTATCACGTTGCGGCGGTTAGAAGTTCTGGATCTTCAAGAATATATGTTAATGGGGTAGGTGGGACTGCTGTTGCTTATACAGGAAACGTTGCTCAAAACAATTTGTATATTGGATATGCCGGAGCGTCAAGTCAAGGTTACCCCAATGCCTATATTTCGAATTGGCGACTCGTTAAAGGCGTGGCCGTCTACACCGGCAACTTCACCCTCCCAACCGCTCCATTAGCAGCCACACAATCAGGCAATGGCGGTACGATTCAAGCTATTACCGGAACACAAACCTCTCTGCTTACTTGCCAGTCTAACCGCTTTAGGGACAACTCGGCTCAAGTAACTCCGGCAACAATCACAGTCAACGGCACCCCCCGCGTCCAAGCATTCCAGCCGTTCTCCCCAACGGCATCGTACACCACTGCGCTGTATGGTGGGAGCGGGTACTTTAATGGTAGTACGGATTATTTGAGTGCTGCTAGTAATGCCGCTTTTGCATTTGGTAGCGCTGATTTCACTATTGAGTTTTGGTTGTACGCCAACGCTATACCTACAAGTCCTACAATCGCTCAGTTATGTGACACGCGGCCAGCATCAACTAACGGGGCGTACATACTTATATATTTAGACAATGACGGAGCTATTAAACTTTGGGTTAATTCAGCGAACAGGATAACAGGTTCTGTTATATCAACAAGGACTTGGTACCATGTGGCACTTGCCCGCAGCAGTGGATCAACTAAGTTGTTTCTTAATGGTGCCCAAACCGGCTCAACCTATACAGACTCTACGGTGTACCTTGCTGGTGCTCCTTTGATCGGCGCTTCATATTCTGGCGGGCCTGCTATAGCAAACTTTCTTAGCGGCTATCTTTCCAATTTTCGCATCGTCAACGGAACGGCAGTTTACACCGGAGCATTCACCCCACCCACCGCACCAGTAACGGCAATTACAAACACCAGTCTCCTGCTCAACATGACCAACGCAGGAATCTACGACGCCGCCGTGCAGAACAACGCGATTACTGTTGGCAATGCTCAGGTCAGCACCGCTCAGTCTAAGTGGTCGCCAACGAGCATAAGTTTCAACGGGACCACGGATTATTTAACCGCGCCAAGTAACGTAGCGTTGGCGTTTGGCAGCGCTGATTTCACTATTGAATTTTGGATGTACGCCACCGCAATACCTACAAACCCTGCGGTTGCCATATTATTTGATACGCGACCGGCTTCAACGCAAGGCGCATATACGTCTATATACTTAAATAACAACGGGACTATTAATTTATTTGTCAACTCGGCAAACAGAATAACAAGCTCTGTTATATCAACCGGGACTTGGTACTATGTAGCGCTTACTCGCAGCAGCGGGGTAACCAAAATGTTCCTTAATGGAACCCAGACCGGCTCAAACTATACAGACTCTACGGTATACCTTGCTTCAGCCCCTTTTGTTGGCGCTTCGTATTCCGGTGGAGCGGCTATAACAAACTTTCTTAACGGCTACATTCAAGATTTCCGAATTACTAGAGGCGTGGCCCGCACCATCACGACGCCAACAGCAGCATTCCCAACGAGGTAACCATGCAAATCGCTAACCAAGACCTCATCATCAAAGACCACACTGAGTGGTTTCCCAACACAAGTTTCGGTGAGCGTGGGCCGTCTGTGGAGTGGATTACGGAAGCTGGCTACTACGTCCTTACGGTTTGGAAACCCTACGACCACGCAACAGAGAAACTGGTACCTGCCGCGCCTCATCTGTATGACGGGATGTGCTGCATCGTTGACATTGAGCCACTGACCGCTGAGGAACTCCAATCGCGTGTTGATACTCAATGGCAGGTAGTTCGCAATCAACGCAATCAGATGCTCAAAGACAGCGACTGGACTCAGGTGGCTGACGCTCCGGTTGACAAGGCAGTGTGGGCGACCTATCGCCAATCTCTGCGAGATGTTACTACCCAAGCAGACCCATTTAAGATTGATTGGCCTATTTTATAAAGTATGTGTAAGATAACCGTACTGGCGCGGCACACCAGGGAATCTATGGATTCAAAATGTCCGAAGAAGTAGCGATTGAAGCGGAAGTAGCGCCCGCGCCGGAACTGGATGTCACGGCGACTCCAGAACCTGTAGATACGCCGGAAGTTGCGCCCAAGACCTTCTCGCAAGA